GTGGAACTGGCCGAGAAGGTGAAAGCCCTGGTGGCCGAGAGTCGTCCTAAAGAAGCCCATTTCGCTATCGAAAGCGAAAACCTAGAAGCAGAACAAAAAGTCTGGCTCTGGGATCAACTGGACTCCAAAGTCCGCAGCACTCTTAAGAAAGCTAAAGAATGAATCAGCAATACGACAACACTAACCGTGGCAGTCTGTTCAAGAACGACAAGAAAACGGAAGAAAAGCACCCGGACCTGAGCGGGTCCATCAATATCGAAGGTATGGAATATTGGATTTCTGGCTGGTCCAAGGTCAGCAAGGGCGGTCAGAAGTTCATCAGTTTGTCTGTGCGCCAAAAGCAAGAGCAGACAAGGCAAAGCAGCCAGCCTACCCGCGCTGCAAAAAAGGAAGAAGATTCTGATATTCCATGGTGACAATGGGATATAATTGGCATACCTTGGTAAGGAGGTTGTATGAAGGTATGCAAAAAATGTCACCAGAGCAAAGAATTACACGAGTTCTATAAAAAGCCCACGATGGCAGACGGCCACTTAAATGCGTGTATTTTGTGCGTCAAAGCATATGAAAAACAGCGCCGTTTCAAGATCGCCGATCATTTGCAGGCTTATGAAAAAGCTCGGAGCAGTTTGCCGCATCGGGTGCAAGCTAGAAAAGACTATGTGCAAACAGAAGCAGGCAAGCAAGCCAAACAACGCGCCATAAACGCGTATCGGGCTCGACAGCCCATGCGTACAGCCGCACATAGGATTTTTCGGAATGCAATTAAATATGGCAAAGTGCAAAAAGGAACGGAATGTTCGGAATGTGGGTCTACCCACAAAATTGAAGGGCACCATGACAACTATTTGGAGCCTCTCAATGTTCGCTGGTTGTGCGAGGTTTGCCATAAACAATGGCATCGCCATCACACGCCAATTTATGAGTAAATCAACTTAAAGGAACCACCATGAAAAAACTGATCGCTATCGCCCTCCTGCTGGCCTCCGGCATTGCCGCTGCTGCCTGTCCCATCAACCAGCCCTATCGCTGCTATACCGGCATGAACGGTAAGCAGATCTGCGGTTGTTTCTAAGATAACGGGGCCGAAAGCAAGCCGGATCGTCGGGCTGACGACAGTATAGGGGGCACGTTGTTCCCCCCTTCAAGGTGATGCGGGAGATCAGCACCCGTCGGTAAGTGAGTAGGCCCCACCTTTATGGGGGAAAGCGGATGCTGGTTACAAGCGCGGTTAAAGATCGGTTCGCTGGTTGACACCGTGCGCCAGAAGCAGCGAGTACCCCACCTTCAATATGACACACGTTATCATCAAAGGCGAACCGGCTTGCTTGGCAGTGAATTTCCATCTTCTCAAGGATGGGGCAGTGCTCAAGACGGTTAAAACGGTTGAGGGTCGTCAACAGCGCCGATTCAAATTAATCGATGTGCAGGAATATGACCCGATCCGCAATACCTACGAAGACATTGGACAGTTCTGGGCAGACTCCGTCACCGGCAGTCTGTACAAGCCCGACACCGGCCAGTGCCTGACTAGCTACCAAATCAGAATGATTGTGTAAGGAATCAATATGGCCACCTATGCCGCCCTAGAATCGGAGATCGTCCGCTGGAGTGAACAGCGACGAATTATTCCCAACAGCACCCCCCACGCTCAACTTTTGAAGGCCCTGTCTGAAATGGGTGAGCTGGCAGATGCAACCCTGAAAAACCAGAAAGATGAAATCATCGATGCCGTCGGTGATGTCATGGTCTGCCTGATCAACTATTGCGCCCTGCAAGACATCAATCTGGTGGACTGCATGGAGATCGCCTACGACCAAATTAAGCACCGCAAAGGCACTCTGATGGCCTCAGGTGTGTTTGTAAAGGAAGTCTGATGTCAGCCCGTGACACCCAAGTCGGTGGGGACCACTACAAAAACATGACCGTTGAGCCGTGGGATGTGGTGGATTCCTGGCCGGTAGAGCAGCGTATCGGGTACTACCGGGGCTGTGCTCTGAAGTATGTGATGCGTATGGGCTCCAAGGATCAGTCTGAGCAAGAGATTTTGAAGGCAGCACACTACCTGCAAAAGCTGGCAGAAGTGTTAGCCCTTCGCGAGTAGATACAGCCCCACGTTACCTACTGCGTAACCGAAATAGGCAATCCCCATACCGGCATTGCCTTTCAAGAACTGTTCCAAGCTGACATAGGCGTAAACTACGCCCACAGCAGCAATGAGTGGTGCACTCATAGGTCGCTGACATCTATGACTTGACCACGGAACTGAATGTGATTGTCCGAGAACTTCTGAACGACCTCAGGGTACAAGAGTTCACCATCCTTGAAAGTCAGGACAATGAAGCCCGATCGCCAGTTGGTAGGACTGTCTTCCAGATAATCTACGAATTGGGGCCCGTCGGTGTCCGCCAAAGTGCCGGTGTCGACCCCATACCGCGTACCGTTATAGTCGGAATACGGAGTCACCTTCAAACTATGGAGGTGTCCAGTTACGATTGTTTTACCGCTGCCTACAGTGTTGTTGTGGGTTGCATGGATGCCACCCTTGTAGCGGTGCTTGACCACCACATCCTCAGTGAGCCAAGTGGACCAGCAGGGAATCCACGCTGGAAAATGGTCTTTGAGGTGGAACCCAGCTACCCCCTCAAACTCAGGAGCATTCTGAGCCAACCGGTTTTCAAACCGAGCATCGTGATTACCTAGCGGCCAAATTAATTTGACCTGCTCCCTGGCAGTCCGTGCAGTTTCTTCGATTTCGCCAAGACATGCTTCGCAGGCTTTGAGTTCTTCAATGACGCTAGGCTTTGAATCCCAGCCAATGCGTGGGAAACGACTGATAGCAGCCCCATCAAATGCATCCCCGTTACAGATGACCGCCTTGGGTTTCAGTTCTTTAATAGCCCACAGCAATCCCTTAAAAGCGGTGGTCCTTATGCCAGGCCAAAAGTGTGCGTCTGAAAAGATTAGGACAGTGCCGTTTAGGATGCCAGCTTCATAGCGGCCTTGGTGACGATGGGCGGTTTGCAAATGAACAAATCTATCATTCCCACCTGGCAGCTGAATCTTGTATCGCATTTCCAGCGTACGTCGGCGCTTTAAAACATTGCGCCGGTCCATGCCAGAGATAGAGCAGAAATTATTGATGCTGCCCGAAGATTCCCAGAGTTCCAGAAATTCAGCGTCAGACAGTTTTGGCGCAGTCATACAAAACCTTTTCTAATACATTGATGACCGAGTGTTCAAGAGCATCTAACTGCTCTTCATTGCCCCGGTTATCGGCCGCTCCCACCAATAAATCATGCAATAAAACATGCAAAATTTCGTGCAAAGCAGTTTTGCTTAGGGACTCATCATTAATTTCTGTGCCCCCAAAATCACCTAGCCGATACGTTGCCAGCTTGGCGCTATCGTCAAAAGAAATGGAAGCCATTGCGTCTTTGGCAGGCTTCTTGACGCGCTCAATTCTCCAGTTCTGCAAAGACAAGTAGGTTTGCCAGTACTCAATATACCGATCAAATTGCTCTGCTTGCTCTGCGTCTGGAAGGTTTTTCATGTCACCATTTTAAGGGCGGCTTGTTCTACTTCAGTGACACGCCGACCCCAACCCTTCCCAAAGGTAGCCCAAGTCGGCAAGGCTTGCAAAAACTCTAGGCGAATATGTTGGTAAGTGCCAACAATGTCCTTGGCTGGCTTGTCTGCGACAGCCTTCAAAGTACCCGGGCCGATCGCACCGTCAACAGTGACCCCTACAGCCTGCTGGAGCCACTTTGCAGCCCGGCCCGGGCCAGAGTTGATGGCGGCATCAAAGACGATGTAGTCCACCCCATCAGGCAGATCGTCACCCTTGACCTTGTCCCAATACTTGGTTTTGTACAAAGGGGCTACGTCAGCAGGAGTTAAGGCCCGCATAGCCTTTTCATCCACTGGGTGGCCTACCCATTCTTCCCAGACCTTTTTTGTACACCCTAAATTAGTCATACCTCCGGGATCGGACGGATGGTTGACAAACCCTCCTTCGTGATGAAGTACTGCAGTCAGTGCGTCTTGGAAGTTTTCTTTCATTTAATCGCAGGTGATTTAGACAACAAATCAGTCTTAGCCTGAGAGCCCGCACTAGACCCAAAATAATACGCAATAATGCCAGTCCAGGCAGTACCGAGCGATCCGAGCATCATCAGGATAGGTGGATTGTTGGAATCAACCTGTCCCAGAAGCATCAAAATCAAGATGCCAAAAAAGCCCACAGTGACGATTCCAGCCAAGGCAGGGGGTACAACAGACCTAGTCGTTGCCTGCATCTCACGGGCCGATTTACGGTCATCTACAGCCAGTGCCTCAAAGTTCAGGCCTAGCTCTTGAGCCTGCTTTTGAAGCTCAATCTCAGCTAGCTTGACCTGGGCAATCTGGTCAGCAGTGAGCTTGTTATTGTTGATCAGCTCCCCCACGTCTTTTTCATCGACGCCGATAGCCTTGGAGATGGCCGACACTGCCATGCCAGCCAATGGGCCCCCTAGTGCAGTGGCGATCGTAGGGGCAATTTGTTTAAGCCATTCCATGTTAGAACTTCAGCCCACGGTTTTGCAGAAAGTCGAGGAACACATACCCGATACCGATCACACAAGCCCACACTAATCCCGTCAAACTTTTCTCAATGACGGCATCTCGGAACTTGATCTTTCGGGCTTCAGCAGCAATAGCCAAACGCACCCACTGCATTTCTTCTTCAGTCAGTTCCTTTTTGGGGACCGCTTGCAGGGCAACAGTTAGATCGGCAATTAATTGAGCGCGTTCATCGGCAGTCATTATTTACCTCATTCGCTGCTGGAAGCCACCGCTAGCCTTCTGGATTTCCTCCATCAGAATAGCAATACGGCCAGGGTCCGTTTCGGTTTGCAGTTGTTGGTTCAATTCACGCAAGTACACAGGGTTGCCGGCATTGACATACCCCATGCCAAGCCTGCCCATTTCTTCGCCTTTGCTTTGAAAGATGTTCGGAGAGATACCGATATCTTTGATAGCAGCTTCAGCCCGACCCATTGCCTCACGGGCCTCAGGCGTGCTAGCCAAAGCCACATCCGCCAAAGCCGTCAAAGCGCCAAGAATACCGCCAGCCCGCACTACTTTGCTCTTGCTCGCGCCAACAGGCTTAAAAATGCCACTGACGGTATCAGGCTTCTTGCCCTCGGCCAACATAGCGTTTCGAGTCGGAGCCCCAGCAGCCTTCAAAGCCTCTGCAGCCCATTCACGGGCCTGGGCATCAGAAGTAGGATAACTGCCCTTAGTGCGAACAATTTCTTGCGCCAATTCACGACT